TTGTTGTTAGTCGCAAGCCTCACGCTAAATCTGGGGGGAATTAGAATGGCTCTTGCTACCAGTCTTGTTACTCTCGTAGGGGCTGGTCGGTCCTACCGAGGGTCTAAAATGCGCCTGATGATTTCTGCGCTAATGAAGCAGTTGTAGTACCTGCTTGTCCACCAAACGTGGCTTTCTCTTTCTCTTGAAGTTTCTTACGACGTTGTGAAGCCAAACCAAAGAACGCTTCTTGTTCAAGTTCTTGAGCAAGACCTGGTGTTTGGTCACCATAAATTTGTGCAAGTTTCTCAGTAGTTGGTTGAACCTCAGCAATATTTGCATACGCTTCTTTAGCAAGGTTACCAATCTGTTCAGTTGACATACCAGCAGTAGTTAACTGTTTCTCAAGTTGGCTAACATTTTCTTCAGCAACATTAATCTTACTCAATGCTGCACCTGTACGAATCTGTGCCTTACGAAGACTAGTTTCTAATTTGTTAATACCTTCAGGTCCTTGCATTAAAGCAAGAGCAATTTGTGAACGTTGTTTAGTTGGGTCACCAACACCATAAGCACCCAAGTAATTATTTAACTGTGCCCTTAAAGCCTCTGGTGCATTATCAATTTTAGTGAACACATTATCAACACGAGACTTTGCTTCATCAATAGAAACACCGCCACCAATTAAAGCATTATATGTTTGTGGGGTAGCAAGTTCATCAAGATTATATTGATTAAATAAATCACGATAAGTTTGTTCAGCAGCAAGATATTGTGCAGGATTATACACTGGTAATCCTTGTGCTTTACGTCCTTCATTACCAGCAAAACGTGTTTTGTATGCTGTTGTTTCAGGTAACAAAAGTGATGCTTCTTCAGCAGAATAACCTTCTGTCATAAACTTTTTAATCTCAGGAATTAAACTTGCTAAGTTATTGTCTGCAAATTCTTTTTCAAGAATAGCGAAAGCACTACGGCGACCTTCTTCTCTTACTGATTTTTCATAAGCATAAGGGTCATAGGTTGGAGTAGTTTCAACTACAGGAGTACCCACTCTTTGAGCAACGGCTTGAGCATTAGCGTCAATGTTTGCTAACTGTGCAGGAGTAAGTGCTTTGAATTGTTCTTCTGCTCTACGAATAGAAGCAGCACTTGGTTTAGGTCTTTTAGCCATTTATCTTAATCCGAAATCTTGAAGAATCTTATTTGCATATCCTGCTGCTTCTTCACGAGCATTGTTTGTGTACTCCCATTGTGGACTGTTACGTAAGATTTTATTGAAGTCTCCAAAGTTAGGAAGGTTTGATAAAGCAGTTTGAATATACTTGTCATCAAGTTTAATTGTTTCAGGATTAATCTCTAAAACATTAGCCATTCTGTTAATATATTGTGAAGCAATATCTTTAACAGTTAAACCTTGGTCAATGAAAGATGCAAGATTTTGATAAGTTGCTTTAGCGGTATTTTGAATCTTTGCTCTAATAGTATCCATAGCGTTTTTGTCAGTTAAACCAGTAAGAGCATATTGACGAACATCAGCATCTGATAAAGAAACATTATAGTCAGAAGCAACTTTACGAATATCACGAATGTTAGCACTAATTGCACCACCAGCATTTTCAATACCTTTAGTGTCAATATATTTAGAAACATACTTTAAAGCAAGTGCTTCACGGTCTTCGTTAGTTACACCAGGAGTTACAATTTGTGTAGTTGTAGAACCACGACGAACAGTTTGTTGTTTAGCAACTTTACTTTTCTCAAGTTTATTTAGTTCTTTGTAATAACTTTGAAAGTCTTTAGCATCAGCATCAGAACCAATATAGTCACGCATAAGTTTATTAAAATAATCATATGCATCTTCTTTAGTGCTAATAGATGGTTGTAATAAAGTAGTTGCCCCATCACCTAAACCAAGCATATCTTGATTAAGTGCTGCTTCATCAATAACCCAAGTATCAAAAGATTTTTTTCTATCACTTAATGCAAAACCATCAAGTATTTTATTCCAAGCAGAGTTAGCATTAGTAGAATTCTTAGGTGAATAACCTGGGTTGTATAATTGAATGTACCTTAAGATATCTGCTCTAATATTTTTGTCTTGTGTTTTAGAAAACAAATCATAGGCTGCACCTGGTTTATAAACTTTACCACCAAGAACAATATCGCCAGCAACAGGAGTACCAGTTGAACCTGTACCTGAAGTATTTGAACCAGAACCACCTGGTTTATACTTATCATATTTGTCTTCAAATACTATCATTATTTATAAACTCCAAATCCATCTTGCTCAAGGAACCTGTCATACCAAAGCGCAAACTTTGGTGAATTACGTTTAGCATCAGCAACAAAATTATCAACAGTTTCTCTTAATACTTGATTACTTGTTGAATCAATATCACTTGACCTACTGTTTTGTAATTCGATACTTATGTAGTCTCTAAAATCCATATACTCAACAAGCCATTGAAACGCTGGTTCGTTCTTAAACCAGTCACTGTTAGTAAACTCTTCATCTTCTAACATTGTGTCAATTGTTCGTAAAGTAGATTTATATTTATCTGGTTTGAAACTTTCTTTGTATGTGTTATACCAATCAGGGTTAACAGCCTTTTGGTCTTCAACAAATTGTTTCTTTGCTTCTTTCATCCAGTTTGCACCACGAGAGTTAATAGAAACAAATCCTTCTTTTTCTCTCTCTGAGTCAAGCCAAGACATAAAACTATTATATTCAGCCCAACCTACTTTAAGTTTAGCATTAATTAAAGCAGTCTCTACAGGGATATCATTACGATAAGTAACATCACCTGTCATACCTGGTTTATTTAATAACTGAAAAGTATATGCTGATTGGTCATACTTTGTTTCAGCACCCCAACTGTTTGTTATAAGTTGTGTAACAAAAGGATTCTGATTTGGGTCACCAGCAATTTTAGAAATCAAGAAACGATGCTTAACAGCCTGGTCTGATGCAGCAGTACTGGCTTCAATTCCTGTTGTATTTTGACGGAATGTTGTTACAACCATTTCAAAATACTCTGGATACTTTTCATAGAACATAGCATCTGCTTGTTCAAAACCGTACTTGTTTTGCATTTCTCTGTACTTGTTAAAGAACTCTTCAAACTGTGTTCCATATGCTGGAACAACACCGAATGTTGAGTTAATACCAAAACGTAAAGCAAACAACCAACTAGTTCTTTGAGTAAGTTCTTCAGGTGTTGGTTCTGTTGTTCTTAAACCTAATCTGTATTTTTGATTTTCAATTGCTGTTATCTTTTGCATTGATGAAAGGAAAGCATTATCATCTACACCTCTTGCTAAAGAAACAACACGCTTAAGGTTTGCTGGTAATACTAAATCAAGTGAACCATATTCTTTTGAAGCACCACCAGGTAGAACATATTGGTCAAAGAAAACTCTTTTAACTGGTATATCAAGACCTGTTGTTCTTTTAATCTTTGCATCTAAATAAGGAACTGCTCTTACTAGATTAGAAACACCAACTTGAACTACAGGACCAAATCCTGCTGACCACCAAGGGTCACCAGAAAAAGGAATTGCTAATCTTGACAAAGGAAACTTAAAAGAACTTATCTCAGAGAACCCTGGATATTTCTTCCAAGACTCTGGTATTTGCACAGTTAATAATGGTTCCCCAGTTTGAGGGTCATTCTCAATAAGTTCTTTATTGTATGGGTCTTGCCATAACTGTGTTGGTCTAATAAGAGGCTTTGGATTTTCAAAAGCAAACCTAGCATAAGTACGAGTAGTATTTAATGCTGCTTGAATAAACGGTGACATAAAAGCAGTGTATGCTGCAAAGTTAGAGTATCTTCTAACAGTGTAAAGAACACGATTAGTTTCTTTTAATGCTTCACGATGTGCTGCTTTTTCAACACCAGCAATTTCTTCTGCACTTGTTGCTTTACCTGTACGTTTTTGTTTTTCAATAAGTGCTAAACCACCACGTTCAATAGCAGTTTTGTAAACACTATCATAAAATGGGTGACGTACTAAAGCATCTTCAGGCATTGAACCTAAAAATTTAAATGCTGTATTGGTGTAATCTCTTGCGATATCACGCCAGTTTCTATCTAAAGGTCTACCAATAATTTCACCATAAACAGGACTTAGTTTGTCACCAAGTTGACCCATACGTGCTTCAAGTTCATATGCTGATGGCATCTGTTCATATGGTTTAGTTGCTATATCATATCGAACTGATTGGTCTGGGAAGTAACTTTGAACTTCATTCCATCTATCAGCAATATAGTTATCTACGTTGATTGGTGATTTTTTGTTTTCTTTAGTTGCTAGTTCAACGTTAGTATTACGGAATTCTTTTTTAGCAACACGGTCTGAAGAAACAAACCATTGTTTAATCTTATTAAGTTCGCTTCTAATATGTTTAATACCAAGAGTTGTGTCAATTAATAACATTCTTCTGGTTACTTCTGATTGACGTAATTGTCTACCAACAACATATAATGAAGGGAAATAGTTAGGGTTAGTAGGTTCTACCATATCCCAACCATAGGTTCTGTATTGTGAACCCTGCATTAAAGGGTTACGTATTTCTTTTGTTTGGCGTTGCAATGAGGAAGATAGTTTCATTCCCATTGAACCAATAGCGCCAGACTTTGAACCTCTGAATTGAAGATTATCTATAACAATATTCTCTTGACCTTGACGTATCTTGTTATATTTACCACCACGTTTTTTAGTAGCAGTATCAATTCTTACTAACATATCTGAATACAATAGTTCTTGTTTATTTAAGTTTTCAGTTACGTCATCTAGGTCTTCGTTGATTCTTTGTATCTTATCTTTAATCTTTGTTTTTTCAGTAGACCTGATATCTTTTTTACGAAGTTTATTTTGTTCAACTAACAGGTTATTAGATAGTTGTTTTTGTCTATCTCTAAGGATTGTTAGTTCGTTTCTTTGCCATTTAACTAAAGAATTCCAGGAACTTAATGTTGCTTTAGGTGCTTTTATTCCTAGTTCTTGAGCAATGTTATACTTCTCAACACGGTTGCTAATGATACTATGATATAAATTATTACTTAAATTCTTTGTACCTTTGGCTAAAGCCATAGCCATATTCATTATGCTTTGTTGGTATAATGCTGTACGAATAGAACCTTCTGCTACGTTACGTTGTGGGTAACCAAAACGTAGTAATGTTGCTGGTCTCCATACGGCATCAAAAGCGTAATATGCACGTTGCATACCATCTTTAATACCTAATGTTGCATCTCTTAAGAAATCTAAATCTCTTCTAGCAAATGTTTCATATAGTTTTATATCAAGTAATGGTACTGCTTCGCCAAGTTGTGAACTTAATACAGGGTCTGTAATAATCCATTCGCCCTCATTGTAAGCAAAACCTGTTTTGCGATAATGATTTAGAACGTTTGCTCTTCTTTGGTCTATCTTCCATTTGATAACATCACTGATAGTTGTAGGGTTTTTAACACCTTCAAGTTCAGCCCATTGACGTTCTGTTTGGGAAAGTTTTCTATTAAGACCGTATTGTTTATTGATTGCTTTAACCATAGAGTTTTCTATTCTTAAAGCAACAGCAATTCTATCAAAGTCTGTTTGTGCAGAAAGGTATTGGTTGATAAGTTTTCTTTTTTGGAAAGCACCTTTATTGGTCTTCAATGGTTTAACTTGGTCCATAAATGCTATTAATTCTTCTGCTGAACCTGATGAATTAATACCTTTATGTTCTAACCAACCTGAAGGTTTTTGTAAACCTGACCAAGAAATAACTCTAATAGCGTGGTCATATACTGATTGTTTAATTGTTTTTGTGGACCATTCAAGTCCATCAATTCTATTTAAGTTACCTGTTTTAAGTCTTGATGTTTCATTTAGAAATGCTCTGGCTTTAGCGTTAGATATTCCACCACGAACATTTTCAACAAAAGCAAAACGTGAAGGCATAATTGCTCTATCACCAATAAATGGTGATTCAAGTGAAGCGTCAGCAACACGGTTCATTATTCCACGAAAACTAGTGCTACGTTTCTTAATATCATCTATGATATCTTCGTACTTTAAACCTAGTTCTTTGTCTTTTAAAAGCATTTCATTTACGTCACCATTGTAACGTAAGTCTGCTATGTATTGTAAATCGTGTTTAGCAAGTTTAGGTGATTTGGCTCTATCAATAATATCAGCAATTGATGCTGCTTCTTTTTGTAAACGTGCTAATGCTTGTTCGTCACCTAGCATAGAACGGAAACTATCTTCAGCAATAGGTTTTGCTTTAATACCGTAGTTTGCTACGTTGATATCACCGAATACACCAGCGATAAGTTCAGGGTTATTAGACATTTTTGTAACAGGATGTTTATATAATCCTGCAGCATCTGACTGTAAAGCGTAGTCAATAAAGGCTGAAGCACCTTTAGTTGAGGTTACTTTCTTTATACCTTCAATGTCACCTATTGGTGCTTTAGGGCTAATTAGTTTACCTTTAGTAATTGCACCTGCTTCTGCACCTACAATGAAAGGGTCAGCAAACCAAGATACAGCAAAGTCTCCTGCACCTGTTGCCCATTTACCTAAGATTTCTTCATCGAACGCTTTACGGCGTTGTTCATCATCGTAGATATTAAAATCTGCACGAGCACCTGTTGGTGTTTTTTCTTCTTGACCTGCTAGTTTAAAACCTGTGCGTATTAATTTTGCTGGTGCATTAAATGGTGCAATGTCTGATGCAGCAAATACTGCTTGTGCTGGGGAAATTTTTTGTGCAGGTCCACGATATGTGGCTGCAATATCTGATAGTTGGAATCCGTCTTGAAACTCTGGGTTATCTTTGTCAGTTAAAAGTGCTGCAGTTGAAATACCTGCACCAACAGCACGTTGAACTTCACCTATTTTATTGAGAACAGTACGTCTTTTAGTGTTTTCTGGTGCAGCATATTCTATTGCTTCACCTAGAACTGATTTAGTTTTCTCAATAACATTGTTATCAACCCAGTCAGCCCAGTCTGAAACTAAACTCATTCAGTTGATTCCTTTGTTAAAATGTTAATAATGTTTTGATGGTCATCCATAGTTAGTTCATCAATGTGTGATAAACCCCAGGCAAGACCTGCGTTGTCAAATCCAAAAGCGTCAAGATAGTTTGAAAAACTTACTGCCCATTCTGATACTTCACCAGCCATTATAGGCTCCGTAAGTATTTTACAAATGTGCTAAGTGTTGCTGGTGCACCTTCTTGGTTAGCAGCAGTTTCAATGATTGGTAAGTATTGTGTTAACTTTTGTAAGTCTTGTTTACGTGGACTTTCAGGTCTACCTGATGCAATATTCAAACCAATATCTGCTGGTCCAGGTCCTTCACCAAATGGCATACCTACTTCAGGTGCTTCATTTGGTCTTTCAGTTGGTGCAGTAATTGGTGTAACCTGTGGTAATTGTTCAAGTCTGCTTGCAGATACTTTAGGTGTTGGTACTTTTGCTGGTTTTCCTGCCATTGGTGCGCCTCTTTGTTGGTCTAATGTTGCTTGACCTTCACCATAGGTTCCGCCAGCAATATATCTCATTTGTTGGCGTGAAGGGTTTAAATCTGTACGTTTGGCTTTATTGCCAACACCTGATACAACTTCTTTAGCCATTTATTATCCTAATTGTGAAAGTAGTTCTTGTAATCCTGCTGGTGGTTGTTGAGGTTGTCCTGGTTGAGGGGCTTCTGGGGCGGCTGCGACAGGAGCAGTAGGGACGGACGGCTCAACTGGTGCCATTGGAGGTACCCCAGAAGCAACTTGAGGGGCAGGAGCGGGTGCTGGTGCAAATACTTTAGTTACTGCTTCTTCTATTTGCGTACCTTTTTGGCGCTCTTTAATTACTTCTGCCATTTTCATTGCAAGTTCTGATGGGTCTTGTCCCTGTGCAACCATTTCTGGTATAGCATTTGCTAATCCAGCCATTGATGCGTTGAGATTATCTCTCATACGTTGAACATCTATTTGTTGTTGTTCACCTGTAACGTTCATTGACCAAGGCAATTCACGCATTACAAAGTCTCTTGATATCAAATCAGCACCAAGTGCTTGAAGTGAGAAGATTAATGCACGGCTTGGGTCAAGTCCTGACATTAAACCGTAACGTACTTGAATTGAATAGTCGCCTCTGATGTCTTTACGTGGGCTGTATTCTAATTCGTATTTAGCACCGTTAGATACGGCGTTAATTTTCTTTGGTGCTGGGAAAAGTTTTTCATCCATTTTGAAGCATAGTTCTAATACGTCTTCAAATGTGTCTGTTAAAATTTGTTGACCAGTTTTAACTTGTGTGTCAAATGCACCAAGTAAGGCTTGTACACCTTGTCCTGTAATGATAGATGCATCAATGTTACCTGAACGACCTTCAGGGTAACGAGCACCCATACGCATTTCTTGCTGTAATAGGGCGGCTTCTGTGAACGCAGCAGGAGGAACTTCTAAGCCTACACGGCGAATGTTCTGCGGTTGAGCGGTCCTAAGCACAGCATCTGGACCAAAAGCAAACTCTTGCAAGTCGTTTGGTACAGCCAATGGTGCGTTGATAGATTTCTCTGCAGCGTCCATTGCTAACTGTGCAAATCTTGCGCGTGCTATTTGTACCCAAAGAACATCATCAAATTGACCGCGTGGTTCATTGTCAATTCCTGGGCGCATTGCAACGCGAACCATCACTTCACCCATTGGGTTATCTGTGCTGGTTAAAACTA